TTTGAGAGCCGCCTTTAGACATTTTTCGCCCCTTATCCGAGTAAAGATTTCATTTTTTTGGCAGGTATCTTGCCATCGTTGATCATGTCCAGCAGCCCTTGGCCGTACTTCTTGACCGCTGATTTTTTGATGACATATTCGCCGCGCTGCAAGTAGCCAGCGCCGTCATCAGGGCCAGCAGGGTCAGAGCCAAATACATTGGAAACCAAGCCACCTTTATAGTTAGCGTAAGATTCGCCGCTAGACTGAGTTTCAGAACCACTGTAGCCACCATAGTCACTAGCGTTGTAGCCGCCAGAGTCGCCGCCGGTGTAACCTGCATTCATGTCAGCAATCTCACTGGCGCGAAAGCTCTCTTTTGCGGCTTGATATGCGGCAGGGTCAACACCCATTGCAATCAAACCCTGTTCACTCACAAAGCCAGGGTTAAAGTAATTTTGCAACATGCCAGGTGTTGTAAACGAAAACCCATTTTGGAGGGCTTGCGTAATGGACGCCATTGTCGGGTTTTCAGCGTAGTAAGCAGCCTTTTCTGCGTCAGTCATGTTTGACCAAGCAGAATTGGGATCGGAATAGGCGTCACTACCGCCGCCGCTACCGCCGCCGCTACCGCCGCCGCCACCGCCCGAACCAGACTGGCCAGTATTTCCAACCGGTGGATTGTTGTACAAGTTCGGGTTGTATCCACCAAGTGGGCCACCGGATGAATTGGCATACGGATTTACAAAGGCTGGCATCTGAGCCATGATCTGCTGGTACGGACTAGCACCGCCCGTCTTAGAAGACGGAGTACTTTTTTGGCCAGCGCCAAGTATTCCAAGATTTACATTTGTTGCCATTTACAACTCCTTTGCAAGTACAGACCACTGTGGGCTGTAGCCTTCGTCTTTTAAAAATGTCTTTGCCCAGCCCTTGCGGCCTGCCAAAGTCACTCTGGTGCAGCCAATCGACTTGCCCCAGGATTCGATCATTGGTCGCATCCGTGAGAGTTCATCTAGGTCGCCACCAGCCAAGAAGTAATGCAAATTCTTGAGTCGCGGATAGACAATGATCTCTGTCAATACCACCGAGTTTGAGGCCGGCCACAACTGCAATCTGTGATCCCCCACCATCTCGGCAACATCGTCAAAATTATGTGTGCCTCCAGAGTATTCTAAAGCAGCCTCCACATGGTGGCGTAGTCTTTTCAAGTCCTCAAAATCACTCATCGCTTACTACTAGCCACCGCATCAAGCCGCATCACCCCGATGCGCCAATCAGCCAAAACCGCACCCGTCACCTTCATATTGACCTGCCGAGCCACAAACCGGACATCCGTAGGGTTGGCCGCCGTATATGGCCCAAAGGTGGACTGAGCGCCAGTCGGGTAATTACGGGTCTTGAACGAAACCACCGCCTCGCCAAGGGTCTGCTCGTCTGGGACAACTTGCCGCACAGACATCAGGTTGTCGCCGTTGCCAATCTCGATTGGGCCGGACTCGGCGTAGATGCTGGCGCTGTCATAGGCAAACCCCACCTCATGCTCATAGATGTAACCATCAGACGAAACCATTGTTGGGTTGGCAAACACACCCGCATCAGTGCCAGCGGTACGCGCCAATAAGCCTATATTCCAGTGTTTTTCTCTATAGTTATAGGTGACATAGCTGTCATTTTCATTGCTGCCGCTGGATGGGTAAAACCACCAGACCTCACCAAACTTGCTGTTGTGGACAGCGTAAATCTTGGATGCTTGGTTATAGTTAATATTGGTAAAAATGTAATCTGAGACATCACAGGGCAGCGGCTTGACATAGCCGTCATAAATCCAGAAACCGCCGGAATTGCTCATCCAGATAGCCGCCGTGTCAACAGCCGCCACAGCTTGGGTTGAGATTAGGCCGCAACCACTGCCGGCCTTCTCAAAGCCGTAAATAAATGGTGCGCCAATATACTGAGCCGTGTGAACATCCACATCAGTAAACAGCAGGTTGATGCCCTTTACGCGCTTGCCGGCCATTAGGCTGCCTGATGTACCCAGCTCAAAATCCCCCGCCTGGTTGGTGGCCAATGGCGTCCAAGATGTATTGTCCTCTTGGTCACACCATTGCACCTTGCGGGGATTGCTACCAGCGCCAAGGGCAAACAGGATGCGTTCAGCGGTGACCAAAAGCGCCCTGTTGTTCGTTGGAGCATTGGCAATGACTGCTGCCAGTGTCGGGGTTGTAAAGCCAAGCTGCCACTCATAGAGCTTGCCATCAGTGCTTGCGCAGGCCACCAGATACTCGCCCCAAGTGTCCAAGCTCCATGTGGTGGCAGTTGCTATTGAGCCAGTGTCAGGACGCGCCACGCCATAAGCAAAAGAGCCATAAGTGTTGTACCCGTAGCCTGTTCCGCTGATGGCATCAGCGCGGCCTGATGCAATGCCTGTCGGCGTGATCTCTTTGATGACGCTGTTTTCATCCATAGCGTAGAGCTTGGATTGCGTGCCGGCGACAAGGTAACGCGCATTGGAGTTTATTCTCCAAGCTAAAAGGCCACGGCATGTGCCTGTCAATTGGGTTGCCGAGCGCTTCCTCCAGCCGCCGATAGGCCGCAAGGTGTTCTCGTACCAGCGCACTAGATTCGCGTCATACCAGCGGCCTGCTGCTTGGTACTCTGTGCCGTTTTTGTAAATGCCTGGTGGAATTTTTATTGGGATGTACATGGCTATATTGTCGGTAGGTTGGACACAAAGCTCATCGTAACGATGGCCGATGGCACTGCTGGTCGTGTGGGGCTGGCGCTGGCAGCGTACTGCTCAATTTGAACACCGATGTCGGTTGGCCTCCACATGATTTCCACATAGTCAGTCGCATTCAAGCTCAAGAAATAATTCATGGCAGCAATAATGTGATACGGATCACTAGCACCTTTTCTTGGTGCAAAGCCGAATCTGCTGTTTGAGTTGGCCGCATTTGTGCCATTGACCCGAAACCAGACATCCACATCCTGAGACGAATTTGTCGTATTTGTAAACTGAATGGAAAACTGCAAGTTCCAGATCCCGCTGTCGGCCACCGTGATTCGGCTGTTGCTGACTATTGTCACGCCATTGCTAAAGTCTGTCGTGTTGAATGTGACGGCGTAGGCCGTGGTGGTGTTGGCCGCCGTCTGGTCGGTTGAGTCCTGAAACGCACCATGTGGCGCATTAAGAAACTTGCCGCCCCTTGGCCCAAACAGTGAGCCAAGGACGGAAGTCAGTTTTCTGGAAAAATTGTTCAGTGCGCTGTTGTTCTCGTTCAAGTTCCGGCGCTCGTACACCTCTGGTGGATAACCCAGAGGTGAGAGTGAAGGCGTCTCTAATTGTTGCTTAACATTGGCCATGACATGATTATTCCACTTTTGTCATGTCAGCGCGGCTTTGCTGACCCCGTTAAACCGCCATATACAGCCCAATGTTGGCTGCGGCGTAGCCGGCGTAAACGATCCCCATCGGAATGTTGCCCTTGTAAAACTGCTCTACGGCAATGCCGGCGTAGATCACTGTCACCAAAATGATCAGCCATCCACTCATAGCTCAGAGACATCAATCACTTCGCCACGGAATTCAACGCACCCATTGCCAAAGTCGTGGACAAGTTCCGGCCATAGCAGTTGGCCATTGAAGAAGGTCAGGATGGCAAACCCACTGCGCCAATTGGTGGGGTTGTCTTCCAAATAATCAACAAATTGTGGGCCGCTTGGGTCGGCCAGTGTGCCGGTGTCAACCCCGAATCGGTTGCCGGTGTAGTCTGCATATGGCGTCACCTTTAGACTGTGCAAGTGACCGGTGACAATACTTTTGCCAGAGCCTACTGTATTGTTGTGCGTTGCGTGAATGCCACCCTTGTACCTGTGCTTGACGCACACATCCTCAGTCGGCCAGCAGGCCCAGCAGGATAGCCATGCTGGGAAGTGATCTCTAAGGGAAAACCCTTTAACGCCCTCAAACTCATGGGCGTTGGCCGCAAGGCGGTTTTCAAACCGGCTGTCATGGTTGCCAAGTGTCCATATCAGCTTGGCCCGTCCAGCGTCCTCCTCAATCTCGCCCAAGCTGGCCTCACAGGCTTTTAGTTCTTGGATGATGCTGGGCTTTGTATCCCATCCGATACGGGGGTATCTACTGATAGACGCGCCGTCAAACGCATCGCCATTGTTGATGATCGCCTTTGGCTTGAATTCGCGTATTGCCCACAGCAGACCCTTGAAGGCGGTGGTGCGGATGCCAGGCCAGAAGTGCGCATCGCTGAACACAATGACCACGCCGTTCTCAATGCCCAATTGATGACGCGCCGCGTGATTATGGGCAGTCTGCAAGTGCGTGAATCGCTCACTTCGATTTTTACTGGCAGCCACCAGTTGAATTTTGTACCTGTTTTCAATAGCCCTTCGCCGCTGATGAACACCCGACTGGTCGGTGTCAAGTACTTTGGCTATTTTTGCGGCAGAGCCTAGCGTCTTCCAAAGCTCAATAAACTCAGCATCAGTAACTCTTGGTGCAGGCATGTCATTCCCTTGTCAGAATGCGCTCAAGCACATTGATTACTCGATGTTCGGCTGCTTCAATTTGCTCATCAGATGAGCCTCTGTCCGTTGCTGTTTCAATCAGATCGTGCATCAAGACATGCAGGCACTCATGCAGCGCTGTCTTTTTCAAAGTCTCTGGCGTAATTTTTTCAGCGCCAAAGTCACCAATTCGGTAAGTCGCCAGCCGCGCTGGCTGATTAAATTCAACAGACGCCATTGCGCCCTTGGCTGGCTTTGAGCCACGCTCGATGCGCCAGTCACCCAGCGACAATTCCTCTTGCCAGTGAGCCATACACTGATCAAACAAAAGCGCCTGTTCGGCGCTGGGCATGTTCTTGACGGGGTTTCTCATGGTCGCCCTTATTGCTATCGAACTTCCGGAGAATAATGCGGTTGTATTACCGCCTTGTGTCAGATTATGCGAAAGGCCGAGTCCCAGCGCGGTCAATGATCAACGCCTGACGACGAGGCGTTGAGCTGATGCTGATGTGAGTCCAAGCGTCGAACTCACGGATAACCTGATCAAAAGGTAGGTCTGAGGCCACCAAAGCCCTCACCACGGCGTCCGGCGTCATGCCAGGTACTCGGATGTCAGCCGCGTTGCCCGTGCGGTGCTGGCTGGTGTCCTTGCTGCCCACGGAGTCATTGACCTGTTTAGACCGAAAGGCGCTGTTGATCATGATCGGCTTGCCGTCCAGCGTGGTCTTGACTTGCTCCAAAAACTCAGCAAGCTTTTGCAAGTTGGCTAGTTCTTTCTCGTTGGGCGTGTTGTCAAACTCGCGGTGGCTTGTAGCGGTCAGTTCCGCAAGGGTGAAGTGTTCGGTAAGGTTCATTGCAGGCCTTATTTAATTGCAGGGGCTTTGGAAAGCAAGTCAGTTTTGGCTTGAGAGCCAGCAGAGGAGCCAAAATAGTAAGCAATAATTCCAGTCCAAGCAGTAGACAGACTGCCCAGCATCATCAAGATTGTGGGGTTGTTGCCGTCAACTTTGCCAAACATCATCATCCCTAAAATGCCAAAAAACCCGACAGTGATGATTGCAGCTAGTGCAGGCGGTACGATTGATCTTGTTGCAGCTTGCATGTCACGCGCAGATTTCCTATCCTCGACCTCCAGCTTTGCAAAGTTAAGGCCAAGCTCTTGTGCCTGTTTTTGCAACTCAATCTCAGCCAACTTGACTTGAGCAATCTGCTCTGCTGAAAGTTTGTTGCTGGAGATAAGGTCGCCAACCTTGTCTGGGTCAACACCGATGGCCTTGGAGATAGCAGACACAGCCATCCCTGCCAATGGTGTACCCATAGCTGTGGCGATTGTAGGTGCGATTTGTTTTAACCAGTCCATTATTGTTTGCTCCTTGATAACATGGTTGCTGCAATCTGTAGCATTGCACGGGTCTTCTCTAAGTTGTCAGGCGGTGATGCCCAGCCTACTGTGATCTGGCCTACAAAGCGTCCAGGCTCTGGCGGCACTGAAATTCGGCACGTATAGCCCACACCCTTTTCAATGTACCAGATGCCCATTTCACTCTGTGCGCTGGTGTATTCGCCGCAGGGAATCTCGTTTGCCATCAAGCGCACGACATCGGCATTGTTGGATGCGTTCTGCGTAAACAGGCCAACGTCTAGCCCATCATTGGTTTTGTCTCGCCCCTCTCGGGTATACGCCCTGTGCAAGATGCGTGTGCCAAACATGGAGTTCACCTTGAACACCGCCACAATGATGGCGCCAGATTGCTTGAACAGGTGGGCGGCAGCGTCCTCTACCCTGTCCTCTGCAATACTTGGTATCTTTTTGGACTCTTTGTAAGCACCGATCAGCAGTTCTTGGTTTGTATATACAAAGTACCCCGCAAAGGTCAGCACCGCCATCAGCACTATTGCAAACAAACGGAACGGGCTGCTGACATACGCCAGCACCTTGTCTACTAGGTTAAGGCGCTCGTCCGTTGCCATCAGCATTTACCCCCGCACTGCTCCAGAATCCCAAGAACAAAGTACCCGATTGCCCCCACCATGATGAAAAAGACAAGCGCCAGCAGGACTAGCTCAATGACTTCATCAATCTCTTTTTTCTTGCGTTCAGCAGCTTCGCGCTCTCGCCGCGCATCGTGCGCTGCCTCTTTGTCCATGCTGGCGGCGCGGGCCACGATCTTGGCCCAAACATCCATTTTGTTTGATTGAAAAAAGAGCATCTTGATTTCTTCCTCAAACGCCCTTGCACTTTCGATGGCAAGCTCAAGCTCAATGGCTTTACCCATTGCAGAACCCTTGAAGCCCTTGGTCTTGGACTGTTGAACAACCTTGATGGCGTCTGCTTTGGCGCTGAAGAACTTACCAAGTACAGGGCCGAGCGACTCTACGTCCTTGACCGTTTGTGCTGCGGTCTTGACAAGTTTGACTGCGGTACTGATGGCCGCTAGCGCGGTGAACGGGTCAATCACTTTCGGCTACCTTCTTAGGCTCTGGCTTGCCCTTCTCCCGCCACTTCAAGCACCAGACCAGCAATCTATCGGACGACCACGACCATCTCACGCACTCAAAGACTGGCGCGGGGGCTTGGACTGCCGGCGGTGGTGGCGGCAGCGCGTCCATCTCAGCGTGCCTTAAAGTGATCCCAGAAGGCCGCAGCCGCCACGAACAGACCACCCAACCACAGCAGGGGCTTGGCAAGGCGGCTGAGTGTCTCCAGCACCTTAAACGCACCTTGGGCGGCAGCAAACGCCGCCGTCACATCCTTGGTGTTCTCGGTCAAGGCATCCACCTTTACCTCGACAGCAACAAGCCTATCGTAGATTTCGCGGTGGGTTATGTCTTCAGGCATAGCATTCTCGTTTCAACCAAGTTGTTGCAAATCATCCGCAACAGAGCAAAAGACAACATAGATAAAAATAGCAAAGGCGAGAAGCCAGATCATTACCAGCCCATCGCCACTACGTCAGCAGCACGATCAGGGTAGTCAGCAAGGTACTGATCTTTGTCTGCTTGTGTGTACTCTTTGGTTGTTTCGTCAGTAAACTTTACGATGAGTTTTTGCTCTGCAAAGTTAAGCGTGTATGAATCAATCATTTATACCACCAGATATGTGAATGAAAAATTGTAAGCAACAGCAGAAGCACTTACTGGATTTAAACGAATTTCTACGCAATCGTTTGTTGTGTCTGCCAGAAGCGCAATTGCTTGCGCTGCATAATTTACAACAGACGTAGATAAACCAGTACCACCAAGTTGTCTTGTCGCTGAAAAAGCTGAAGCAATCGGCAAAGACATTAGAACAACAGTATTTGTTACTGCTAGTGTTGGGTCGATACTAATTTGACCGCTAACAGTAACCGTATTACCAACACGCATATATTGGCAAGCAGAATAAGTAACAGCAGCCACGTTTGTGTTTGTGCTTACCTGCGTAGGCGTATAAGTACCGCTAAATACATTGCCGTCTGTGGTGGCTGGTGTGCCTGTGACTGATTTTCGGCCAATGATTAGCCCCGCTGCGCTATCTAGCGTTACTACAGCATCGCTGGTGATACGCATCACTTCTACGGGAGCAGAACCACCGTCAGGAGTGGTGCTAAACACCAAGCGTCCGGGCATGTCGTTTGTGCCGGGAGTGCCGTCTACTTCAGCAGTAATTATCGCCGCTTGAATAAAACCTGTTCCATCTGCACCACTTGCAATAACAGCAGCAAGTCTGTCACCTGACTCAACAGCAGTTACGCCACCAATAGTTGTGGAGCGACTTCTTGTCAAAAATAAAGTGCCACCACGAGTAGCTGTTGTTGAATTTGATTCAATAGATGCAGCAGACGTACTTCCATCAGTTCCACGAACTTGCATGAATGGAGTTGTTGCGCCGTAGGTCGCAGCCGCTTCTGTTGTGCCAAGAATTACTCGCCCGTCTGCTCTAACAACAAACGGTGTTGAATCAGGATTGGCTGAGTCTTCTACCAGCAAGGCATTACCTGTACCAAGCTGAGTAATACGCAAGGCGGCGTTGGTGTTGTCGGTTGTAGAAATTACTTGTCTGCCACCAACATTAAGCACCTTTCCAGCGCCGACATTCAGGCCGACACTTGTGCCAGTGCCGTCTGCCGTAAAGATTGCATCAACCAAGTCCAGGTCGGTGTTGACCTTAGTTCCCCAGGTATCTGTCGATGCGCCTACCTCTGGCTTTGTCAGCAGTAGGTTGGTGGTGGTGGTATCTGCCATGCGTTACTCCTAAATGGATGTCCAAGTCTCTGAATTATCAACGATTGCGACCCAACTTTCTGCACTGTCGCTGATCGTTGTGTAAGTTTCTGCCGTATCGCTGATTGTCGTGTAAGTCTCAGCCGTGTCACCGATTGCCGTGTAGGTTTCTGCTGAGTCGGGTATCGCACCCCAGCCAAATCCAAAGATGATGCCAACAGCGCCAGTGGCCGCATTGCCGCTGATCTCAATCGAAATGACACTGCCAACACTGTCAACTGATCCCGTACCCTCAACACCAGTAATGTCTTGGAACGATATAACCTCGGCCAGCATTGTGCCGACATCACCTGTGGCGCTGTTGCCGGTGATCGCTGTCGTGCTGGTGACGCTGACAGTGCCGACAGAGCCTGTGGCTGTGTTGCTAGTCAGTGCAATGGCGACAGACTGAGTAACGCTGCCAACTGCACCCGTGGCCGCATTGCCGGTGACAGCGTTGGTTGATGTGGCTAAGACCGATCCAACAGCCCCCGTGGCCGCATTGCCGGTGATGGCAATGGATACAGACAATCCAACTGTGCCGACATTGCCTGTGGCAATTGTCCCGTCCTCTTGGACAGATATATCAGCCAACAAGTTACCAGCAGCACCAGTCGCCTGGTTGCCGCTGATGACAACATTGCCTATGCCATAAGCACCAAGGCCGTAGTAGCCCGTCCCATAAGCAGCCATGCCGCTGCCCCTTGGTTAAGCCAGCCGAATCAGGCCGGTGCTTGCATCGTTGACGGGCATGGTCAGCGTGAAAGTGCCTGCGGTCACTGTCTGTGAGCCAAAGGTGTGGACGCTGACCGCCTTATTCGACTGAGTGCTGTTGTAGATCAGGACAGCATCAAACGCTGTGGCCAGCGTGACAGCAGAGTAACTGATGCTGGCGCTGGGGGTCACAAAGGCTGTCGTGCCGCTGGTGCTTGGCGCAGTGCCAAAGGTCACTGTCACGCCGCCGGCAGTGTAGCCAGTGCCTGATACCTCGTTGGTAGCGCTGTAGGCCGTGGTGGCGGCATTGACAGTGGCAGATGCCAAGTACAACGCAGCCTTGAAGGTGTCAGCAGTCGTTGCTGCACGAATGACGCCAGTGCCAAAGTTGTGATGACCGACCAGCAGTTCACCTTTGAAACTTGTACACATTGCCTGAGTATTTGCCATGATCTATTTCCTTAAATTTGTTCAGTGATGCCATCAGCAAAAACACCGCGCTTCAGCGCCATGTGAACAGATCGATGCACCAACTCGCCATCAAGCCAATACTCGACCCAAGTCGTTGTCTCGGTATCGTTATCCAATGACCCCTCACGCTTTTCAAGCAGTGACTCGTCCATCTCGCCTTTGGTGGTCGTAATCATATTCATCCAAAAGTCTTTGCACGGGTAAGCAATGCACCGCCAGAAGTTGCGCCCCTATCATCAGCAACTTGCAGGTCATTCAAAGCACGCTCATAGAGCGTTGACCACACCTGAATTCTATTGTCATCTTGAAGGTATGGCGCAGCTTGCAGCAGACTTCCGTACAAATAGGCGTCAGGGCTGGACTCCAAAATAAAGTTGGTTGCGACTGATGCCGACAACTTGCTCAATTTTGCGTAGTAAGTCAACTCGGTCGCATAGTCGGAGTCTGGTGTTGGCACAAGTCTAAATTGTTGGCCAACCACGCCAAAGAAACTTGGCCTGCCGCTGGCTGTGAATTTTGTGGCCTCTGCATCCAGCGCATCTATAGTCATAAACGACAGCGGGGTAACGGGATTAGTGCCACTCAATTTGAAAGACTTGACCTCCAAAAAGTCATTGGGCGTTGCGCCGTACTCGGCATTGAATGAGGCATTGGCCCTGACAATCATCTGTCTGGTGCGCAGCGTGCGTTCCATCTGCGCCTCGGCCAAAGAGATGAAGTCAGCAATAGCCGCCGTCAGGTCTGACCGATTGAGCCAGTCTGCAATGGATGCCTTCAATTCGGTGTAGGTTGTCAGAGCCATCAGACTGCCTTTATTTCTTTCATCACCCAGGTGTGGTCATGCTTGAATTCAAAAGTCCCGATGTGGCCAATCTCTTTGGAAACATCGTGATCAATCCATATTTTAAAGCCAGCAGCCGCTGCTTTCTGACAGAAAAAGACATCCTCACCGATATAGCCTCGTTTATCCACGCGCCAAGGCGTCTCAAACCAAGGCTCGGCCAGTGCCGCAAAGACATTGGCCTTGATCATCATCACGCCCATCCCCACAGAACCCACCTCTTGCAGGCCGGTGGACTCTGGCATCGTCCAGACCAGTTCCCTGTCGCCGTTCTCTTTGTACAGTTGCGCTGTCGGGCCAGTGGGCATTCTACGCCGTGCGCAGTTGGTCGCCACAATGTCAAGGTCATGCTTGAGAAGACGCTCGATCATGTCTTGCGGAAACCGCATGTCAGAGTCAATAAACAGGATGTGGGTGCAGCCCTCGGCCATCGCATCCAGTGACAACTCTGCCCTCTGGTTGGCAATCAATGTGCCTTGGCTGATTTTAAGGCTCACAGCGTCATTGGTGTTGATCGTGTGATACGCGACCATGTTCACCAAGTCGTAGCTGTACATGGTGTGAACCATGTCCCGTGCCGGAGTGCAGACCGCAATATAGTTCATACTTTCCCAGGTCGTGTTCTAAAAAATTGATTGTCGGAATCGTTGAGCCAGCGCTTCATGTACTCTTGATCATCGATCTTGCCTTCAGCTTTCATCTTGTAATAGAGAGCCTCGGGGATGGATGCCACCAAGTGCCACTCGCCATTCCAGTTGGCCTTGCCGTCCATAGCGTTGTAGATAGCCTTGTTGGCCTCAATGACCGAGGTCACATCTTGCTCAGTCTCAATGGTTACATCGCCAGTTTCGGCATTTTCATGCCAGTAGCGGGTGATGCCTTGATCTTTGTTTTCGCTAAATAGTCTTTTGTGAATCATTTAAAAAAGGGCCAGATTTCTCTGGCCCTTCCCGTTGCTTACTGTTAAGAAGTAACCAAGTCAGC